CTTTATCCTATGATTATCCCATTCATATAAAACTCTATGCCTAGTAACAAATGGTCCAAATTCTGCAGTATTAGTTCCCCCTTGAGTACCACTTCCTGTACCATCATCATCTGAAATATCTGCCCAATTAGATATCATCCAAAAATTGCCTGAATGATTCATAAATAATGACACTCCAACAACAGATCCAGGAGGAATGATTGAAGAATCTAAAGCTATATATGCAGTGGTACCAGATGTCTTTGTACCAGTCATCAGATGTATTTTAACCTGAGCTGCAGATCCACCTCCAGTTGTTTTTGTTAACGGGGCAGTATACCACTCACCATTAAACTTTGTAAATAATGCAGGTCCTCCATTACTTGCCTGCACACGTATATCACCATCAACCCCTCCAGTAGGAATATTAGTCCTTAAAGAGGTTGAAGGCTGTTCCATTTTGCCAATTCTAAGATGTCTTAATCTACTACTATCTCTTACACTACCCATGAACACCTAAATCTCTATATACAAAATTAATATCAAGTAACTTAAACTCTACAGCAGCAGTTCCAGTTAATTGAAACTTAAATGTTTTCTTTCCTTTAAAATTACTATCCGATGTAAGATCAATAGATAAACTTTGCCTGCCAGTACCACCACTTAGAGTTCCGAGGGTACTGCCATAAGCTCCACCATCTGTAGCACCCTTAACAGTCATACTCTGACTACTGCCTCCTTCGTAAACAACAGTCACCTTATTTAAATTTTTCTTAGATTCCATAGAACCAAAGTTAATCTCTCCAGTTTCAAGAGTAGCAGTTCTTGCTGCATTCCTATCTTTAATATCTATTACACGAATAGCATTCTCGCCACCAGCAATAAAGCAGGCTCCATCCGAACTAAGCGCACAATTACTCATATTATGAGTTGTAGCTATTGCATCGGCTGAAGAATGCCAGGACTGAGTCTCAAATGAATAATAGAATGCTGTAGCAACATTATTTGCATCTTTTAAAACTACCGCCTGTCTCCTCTTTGTATCATATCCTATAACAGTACGATCTGTAATGGCAGCCTCCCAAGTATCCTTATCTATCCTTGTACGAGATCCTTGCTGACCCTTAGCAGACAATAAACTTACAATACCCTCCCCATTATAAAGATAACATCCATTCTTATTTGCCCAGATAATTCCAAAATTAGTATTAATCACTGCACCCGGATTGGCAACTCCTGCCTGCTGTTGCTCTGTTTCAACCTGAGCGTCAGCTTGAGATATATTAAGTATAATCACAGATCTTCTTTTGAATATTAAAAGCCTATCTGCAAATACTCTTAAAGCTGTAATATCATCTCCATCACTAATATTACCAACATCTAAGGTATTGTTTTCTGTAAATACATCATACTGGTATAATCCGGGTGGACTATGAAATATCTTATCACCATATGACCTCCCATTAATACTAACATTACCTATGTATGCAACACCATTGGCAACAACGCCATGCTCCCAATAAACAGTTCTACTAGCACCAGGAATATCAGCAGTAGCATAAGTATTATTTGCAAAATAAGACCATACTGCAGGAACATTTGCAATAAGTCCTGTCTGACAGGTTACATCTGGATTTGGATCAGTACCTGTTGCTGTAGGAGCAGTCCAATCATCAATCCATGGATCCCAATCAACCTCTCCATCTCCTATAATACCCTTTTCCCAGTCTACCTCTGCTAACATATAATATTCATTTTCATTGCTCATTTTAGCATACAATCTAGCTCCAGTGCGGCTCAGAATATCAGCATCTGTAGTACTAGCAGCAAGATGAATCCAAGCAGAAACATACAACCCTCTATTCACTGCATCCTTTGCAGTTACACCATTGGCAGTAGAGAGATTTGCTCCAGCATAATCAGGAGTAGTCATTGGATATAAATCAGATTCAGCCTTTTCTTTATAAAGCCAAGTACCTGCAAACTGAATATAAGAATTAGAACCGCTAGCTTGTTCTGCATCATTTGACCATGTACCATTAACAGTGTCTACAGCTGCCTCTTCCTCCCCCCAAGTAATAACCCACTTTAAATCATCTGCAGCTGGAACAGCTGTATCATTTCCAGACCAGTCTATACTCATTGTACCTGAAGTTGGTATAGGTTTTGCCTGAGTTCTTTCCACCCAGATATTAGTTTCTCGCTCTCTATCTGTATCTTCCCAGTCAGTTCTTTTTAAATGCATTAATGCTTTTGGTGCAGCAGTATGATCTCCTCCTACAAAAAGATCTCCATCTCCACAATAGCAAGCCATCTTAGTAGAAACAGTAGTAAGGGCTGCATCAGTCCAACTATCAGTACTGGAATCAAAAAGATCCATTCCAGTTCCCCCATCATGCTTCGCTATAAATTCTTGATTTTCTGTAGCAGCAGGTGATCCATTAGTCTTACTAAAGGTATAATCATTGCCAAAAACAAATAACCCATAGCCTGGAGTAGTTAGTTCCGCAGAAGTAACATCATCTACAGTCCCACCAGTTACAGTAGCGGCAGCAGCCCTGAATTTAGAAGATAAACTTAAAGATCCAGGTTGATAGCTATCTAAGTCAGTACATACAGTAAGTTCATTCGGTTGTAAATCACGCTCATCTGAAGACGTATTTAACCCTCCTGAAAAATCATTCAATGTAGCGACCTGTTTAGGCATTATATCTGTTCTAAAAACTTCTTCGCTTTAGCCCATGCCACATCATCTTTCTTAGATTTAGTGATTGACACAGCCAGATCACCTATCTTAATAAGAAGATTCTTTAATCCATGCTTTTTAACAAGCTTACCTATTACTATTTTTAACATATTATTTCCCTACTATTTTAAAGATTGATTTTTTTATTGATGTCCATATAAGATCATCCCATTCCGTGGGACTAAGTGCAACAATCTTATCTATCGCCATAATACCTATTAAACAATACTCCCAATTTGCTGATAAAAACTCCATTTATTTATCTCCTTTTTTAAACAGTTTAATAAACATATCTTTCATTGTATTTACTGAGGACAAAGTCTTCTTTACCTCGTCCTTTGCTATCCTGTTTGAGTCTATAAGTTTTACTATTATTTCGTATAAACCCTTCAGATCCTTTGCAACATCTTTGGTTATGAACTTTATCAGATACATGCAGCCCCATCCAAGGCCGACTGCTACTGCTACCGGTATACCGAGTGTTTCTATTATCCCAAAAATGTCCATTAATTATTTCCATCTAACATCTGCCCCCATAGAGAACATCTCCCGTCTATAATCTGTATTACATTCACAGTAAAATCTCCATCATCGCCATAGTAATCCACAATAGCAAATGCATGAGCCCAGTTAATCTTTCTGTGTTCAAGCCAATCATTGCTCTCATCTTTCATATCCTTTAAACATCCAATACTCCATGCTGATTTAGGTCCGTCCATATGTGTAACTGATATTTGCTGTAAATCATGCCAATGCCCATACATAACATTGCATCCTAATTTTCTTAAATGGTTGGAAGCATGATACTGACCACCGTACTGATGACCATGATAAAAGTATAGTTTGCCTATTTTAAGGTGCTTTCCGAACCTATGGTAGGCATAACCTCGGTCATCCAGTTTTAATGCCTTTAAGGTGGCATATTGGGGCAAATAGGGGTATCTCTCAACAAAGTGATTAAGCCAATTATCATGATTACCTTCACAAAAGTGTCTTTCCTTGCAGTTTACCGTATCCAGTGCTTTATCAATCACATCCATTCCCTTATTGACTGCTTTGACATCCGCATCTATCTCAGGTATCATGATTTCTAACGGAGGAGTTACTTTTCGCTTATACTTCCAGTGAGAAACACTTCCCCATTCACCCACATCACCCAGATCAACATATATCTGGGGCTTCACCATTTCTATTGCCTGACACAATACTTTGATTGCTGGCATATCCGCATAAGGAAAATGCTTATCAGGCGTAATTATTGCTCTCTTTACTAATCTCCCACGTTTATATTCCTCCACCCCAGTAGAAAACTCCTTACTACATTCAGAACAATAGCATCTCTGTGCTTCAGTTCCATCAGAGTTCTTCCGGATTCCATTTCGCTTAATCTCGTGAGATCCGCAATTTGGACAAACCATATAGTTCCCCTATTTTAGTTCTTTTGTAATCTTAACAATAAGGTATATTAATGTTGCAATTCCCACGCATAAAGATACTACTTCTGGCAGCCATCCACTTATTGATAACCACCAACCACCTACTCCTGCACCTGTTGTTTTTAATGTATCTACAATGTCTAGCATTAGCTGTTAGCCTCCATGAAGTGCTTTACTGTTCCTTTACCTTTATGCGTATTATATACACGCTTCCAGTATTTTCCCTGTGCTTCTAAATCACCACAAGGGGGTAATGCATACTTATCTCTACGATATTTAAGCCTACAAAAGGCTACCTGCAGAGGTATACTACCCATTACCCTTAATACCGAATCCTTATCCTCAAAACCTAAACTCCATAGTTTAGTTTGTATTTCTTGCCGATAAGTGACATAGTTAGTAATAGTATCATTGATCGTGGCAGGTTCTACCTGGAAATATCCTACAGCAGGACCTCCACCACCTTGCTCTATTACTCTATAGCCACTCTCAGCCATCCCAGTCCTAAAGATTAACTCTCTGGCCTCTGGAGAATCCATATTTAGGACTTCCAAAGTCCAGGCAATTAACTTCTTTATTGACTTATACACTAAGGTCTGCGTTTTGGTACAGGTACTACAGTTGCTTGCTTTCTATAAGCTGTTGATTTACCACCAGCTGTAGCTCCACCAAGATCAGATGCACTGGGACTTTTTACATAACCAGACTCATTACCCCATGCTGCATCAACCAGATTGAGTATATTAGCTCTTTTTTTATTTTCTGCCATTTTATTCTCCTTTGTTATCCTCTGAATGCCTGTATATAAGTTGCCCCATCGCAAATTCTTATCTTAGTAAAGGCACCGTTAATTGTATCATCTATCTGTAAATCTAAATTATAATTTGAATTGCTAAGGGGAACACCATCAAATGTTATATTCGGCGACATCATAAAATCATCTCCCTGCATTGACTTGCATATTATGCTTGAATCAGCCCCATTAATAGCCTTAAGGGCAAACCAAAAATTAACCTCAGGAAAATAAAACGTTGGAGGAATGCCAATCCCCCCAGCAGTATCTGTGCCAGGTCCTGCAATATATAGTTTCCCAGCCGCACCAGCACCACCCCCAGCTCCAATCAAGATATCAACGCCAGCTTGCCCCATAGAGAAATTACTAGCTTCAGAGCTAGTATAAGTATAAATTCCACTGTGAACAGTTTCTGGTTTTTTATTTACGGGCATATTATCCTCTGTATGCTAATACATAAGTAGCAGCATCACATATACGTACCTTGGTAAAACAACCGTTAATTATATCCTGATCCTGCAGATTTATATTATCCGTACTATCGGCACTAGATGCAGTATATGTTCCATCAAGGCTTAAGTGGTCTCCCTGTAAAGAATGTGCCTGCAAGGATGAGTCTGCACCATGAATAGCCTTAAATGCAACCCAAAATCTTGTATTTGGTTTATACATAATATCAGCAGTATCTGTACCAGTTTCTCCCGCTATATATTCTTTCCCGGTAGTATCTGCAACGCCTACCAATATATCAAAGCCATTCTGACCAAGTATTACATTAGTAGCCTCAGCGCCACTATATGTTCTGATACCATTATGCTTATGAGCATCTACATTATCTACGTTTACTACAGCCATTTATTCTCCTTAAGCTTCAACTATAATTACAGTCATAATAGAATTAGATGATGCAATCTCCGTAGAATGTATTGAGTGAATATCCTTGCCATCATCTATAGTCTCAAGATAATCAGAAACTTCTTTTGCATACGATCCAGCCACACTATCTGCATCATTATTAATCTTATTATGTATAATTACCTTTGTTACAACAGCATAATTTGCCATTTTATTCTCCTATCTAATTGCGTTTGGTCCCGGAGAGATCATACGCGCTCCCCATATTTTTGAACTTTCATGCTTATCTAATATAGTATAAAATTCCTTCATAAAATAATCCTTTTTATCCATTTCAAGAGCATCTTCAGCCAACTTAGCCTTAACATAATGAACCAGGGCTTTAGCTAAATAATCAGGTAAATCTATACTATCTGATTCATCATCTAATACATTTACATCATAATATAAAGTAACTGTTTCTTCAAATAAGGTCTCTGATGTAGAAGCTGAAACTTTAGTTGTAGTTACTATTCTATTATTTGTAACTGATGAAACCTTATGTAATCCATTCCACCTACCTGCATTTCTTAAAACTATGTAGGTAACACTACTTAAATTAGGGGAGGATGTCCAATTAGTACTACCAGAAGCACGAAGTCTAAAATTCCCATCATTATCCTGATCCCATCCAGAAACAGTAGTAGTAGAAACATCTGTAGATTCTATTAAATACCGAGGACTATAAGCATATTCTATCTCCAATCCATCAGCTATAGTAGCAACAGGGCTTCTATATACACCATCATCACTGCTAAAAGCATTCTCAGTCCAGGTTCCTCCAGCAGCCTCACAAGTTGTTTGGTTGCTATAGCCAGAAAGACTGCATACACCAGAACCCAAACCTTCTTCTACAATAGCTATCTGGCTGCCACGTAAATAATATGCATATTTTCTCTTAGACGCCATCTGAATCCTCCGTAGGTGGTTTAAACATAGAACGTGGGATACTGCGATACTCATTCTTAGTATTAAGATGATTCTTACAACGTATATCTGTGATCTTTATCACATCATGGGGAATATCATAATAACGCTGATCTGCAGTAATATCAATACGTTCCACATTGACATGGGTTTCAGACTGCATATTCATCTCATCCAAACCATCTTTGATGTACGCAAGGGCACGACCTGTTTCAGTCATGCCCACACGTTCCATAAGTTCCTTAACTGTCACTTACTGTTTCTCCATTACTCTTTGTTTCCTTAGCTATCATTTCTTCAACTTCCTGCCTTGGAATCATCTGGAGGACTACTTCTAATCCACCCTGAGCTTTTGTTGCTGTCATCTGATGATGATTCGCTAACCTCTGATTCTCTGTTACCTGAGCCTGAAGAGTCATTGCTATTTCCTTAAGTTCCTCTACAGTTTTCCCCTCCGGATTTGCCAAAGGCATCTCCTCAGTTGTTGCTTCTTTGCTTGTTGCTTTCGCCATTGTTACTTTCTCCCGTTTATTATGCACTTTCCAGTGCTGTTATTCTAGCTGTTAATGCTGCAATAGTTGTAGCATATTCGGCATCCTTTGCCTCTAATGCTGTAATCTTAGCTTTATTAGCCACATCCTCAGTTTCCAGTGTAGCCACCTTTGCTTTATTTGCTACATCTTCATCTTCTAAGGCTGTTACCTTAGCTGATAATTCTTGTATTGCTTTTATAAGGTATGGAATTAAACTGGTATATCCCACTGACATCGCACCTTTATATGTAAGTTTTGTTGCTTCCTTAATAACATTTCCATCGTCATCTAAAACAGCATCTTTTGCAGGAATTTCTGTAAACTCTCCTTCTTCGCCATGGACTGCCAATGGAAAATGGGATTTAAGCTCTTGTGCAACCAATCCAGCATAAGTTATACCTGATTCTGAATATTTCCTTTTCCACGTTATTGGGCGAAGACTATTTATACCATCAAGGACGGAACTAATATTCTCAACATCCTTCTTGATTCTTAAATCTGAATCGTTTACCCAGCTATTCCCACCTTGAGCCATATGAACAGCCGAACTACCATCAGAAACATCAAATATTTTTAAATAGTTGTTGTTATCACCATCTAATACCACTCTCCACATTGCAGTAGTTTCTTCCATAAGCTCCACACCACATTCATTGTCAGTATCACACACAATCCTTACGAAGGTATCTACATCATTAGCTGCGTTCCCAACTTCTAAATGTCTTGCTGGTGTAGCAGTCCCAATACCGACATTGCCACCAGTTGTTTGTAACACTAAATCCCTAGAATCTGCTGTTGTAGTTATCTCTAGATATGTTTCAGAACCTTCATCATCCATCACAATTCGTGCAGTTTCATTCCATGTTCCAGTTCCTCCCTGTGCATTTCCGAATCTTATTGCACCAAACGTATCTCCACCAGATTCAGAAGTGTCGTGCAAATATATTTCGGGATTTGCACCATTAATATGAAGAAGTTGGGCTGGTGCAGTAGTCCCAATACCGACATTGCCATCTTCGTCAATACGCATTTGTTCAACTAACGCTCCTGATGAAGCAGCACTAGCAGTTTCAAACCTAAGAGATGTATGTGGTGCACTGCCTATAGTCCAGTTGCCAGCAGCAGATGCTCTTATAGCAGCACCATAATCAGGAGTACCTCCATTTTCATACCCTCCAAACATTACCGCTCCAAGTTCATTACCACTTGTAATTGAACCATCGGTTTCATTTCTAGTAAGTTTTATATAAGGAGCTGAATTATCATCAGCTATATGGAGCTCTGAATCTGGTGCATCAGTCCCAATACCGACATTGCCATCTTCATCAATTAGCATAGCAGTGGCAGGGTTTGCCCCTTCTTTTCTTGTATTAAATGACATAGTGGATGATTCATTGCCATCAGTAGAATTTAATTTTCCCACCTGAATAGAGCCTAATGTATTATAAGTACCACCAGATGTTGTTATGCCTCCAAATATAATTCCTGCCCTAGGTGTGCCATTATAAGCAGTAGTATCTTCTATAAGTAACTGTCCAACAACAGTGGTAGACTGTGTAGTTTTTGCTCCTCTAATATGAGTGGGAAGAGCTGGTGAATCAATCCCAATACCGACATTGCCAGTTGTGTCAATCACCATTCTTGGAGTTGTAACTCCTAAAGTAGTGCTACCTGTAGCAGCACTTTGAGTATAAAAATTTAGTGTTGTAGGATTACCATAATCATCACTA